CTTAGTGGGCAAACAAGAAATTTACTTAATACCCCATATTTTCACAAACAGTTATATAATGACTTTTTTAAAGGTGGCGTATCCGAAAGATATGTTGGTTCTGCTTATATTCTGTTAAACTCATTACCATTTAAAGATCTAGACGATATTATAGATTTTAATGGGAATAAAATTTTGATGTCTTCTTTATTTAAAGAAGTTGCAGCGACACATTACGTTCCATATTATCTAATATTAAAGTGGGGTTCGATATATCATAGATATAAGAAACAGTTAAAAGAAGGAATAGATATTTTAAGTGGAGTAACAACATCAATAAACGGATCTACCTTTTTTGATAATGGAACAAACGTTACTTTTAATCTAAGTGGTATAACACCATCAATGAGTGCTGTTACATATTCGTCTAACTCATATCTTGGGGTATATCCATATTATCATGGTATATTTCATCAAATTGTTAATGGATATAGTTTTTATAACCCATCTGGTTTTACAAAAACAAGTGCAACAGCTGTTAACGCTAGTTCAGAATACAATGGTGTAATAACTAGTGGAATTACAAAATATCTTTTAGAGAGACCCGCAACTAAAAGTGGATTTACTGCCACATCATTAGTTGATAACTCTAAGTTCAAGTCCACAGATATTAGGTACACGATATTACCATCCAATGGTGCATCAAAAATTAGTAATATAGTTGATGACTTTCCAAATCTATTACAAGATTCTTTTAGAATTATATTGGATGATAGTGATTTAACAAAACATCCCTTATATAATCTTTTATATTTTCCTCAATACAATGAGTCCTTTAAAACAACAAATAATTTATTTTCACTAACAGGAACTAAGAAAAAGGTTGTTGATCTAATTGCAACGTTTACTCCTAAAATGTTAGATGAGTTTGAAACCATGTTTTTAGAGTTTTCTTCATTAGATTTAGATATTGACAAACCAAATACTAGTACACATGATTATACATCTTTTCAAGAAATATTAAAAGAAATATGTAGCATTGATAAAACGGGTATTGATTTTACTGTTGATGGTGCTAGAGAAAAGGTCATTCAGGCACAAAATACTAGATTAGAAGCCTTAACAAAAAATTTATTAGCTAATAAGAATTTAAAAAAGTTAATTATTGGTAATCCAAAACAAATTGATAATTTTATTATAAATGGGTTTATTGGAAAATCTAAATCATATCGCCCAAACATATTTGATTCATCACAGCTAACAGTAGCCAATAAAAAATTAATAGAATTATATATTGGTGAAAACATTACAGGTTCAACTTATAGTGGTATAACCAATTTATATGAGAACTTCTTTCAGGTTAACGATATTGAGGTTTCAGAAGAAAACATTTATTCTTATAGAGAACTATCTAGAATATATGCTGGATGGGTTAAAGATGGAAAAACAACTGATCAATTTTTTATCCCAACAAACACAGGGTTTAAAGCATACATAAAGGATAATATTTTTGATCCACAGGACGTTAAACTTAGAAATTTTTTACAAACACTTATAGGTAAGTTTAGTAAGGGGTTAGCTAAAGAGAAAAACAAAGAAAAAATAACAGTATATCATGGTTACAATGAAGCCAAAACAACAAAATTAGATTTATATCAATATTTTAAATCTTTTAATGATAAATGGATTGCTGGTAATGCTGTCGGTCAAAGACATTTAATGGACGAATTTTTATTCTTAGATAGAGCAAATGTAGACATTGGAGACAAGGCATACATAAGTTTAGAAAGATTAATTTCATTAGGTAGTGAAAAAAACGCAAAAATAGATTTATATAGTGCAATATCAACCTTAATACAAGGAACAAATTTTGATATGAGACCTTTACCGGCTTATGTGAATTTTTATGGTACCAATACTAGTAATAAAAAAAGAATAATACCATCTAAAAATTTAGCTAGAAATCTATTTGGTACATTTTTAGATGTTGATTATCAAGAATCATCACCAAAAATTATTTTACAATATATTAACAAGACATCCCAATATTTGGATATGGCTAGGGTTAATAAAGAGTATAAATTTAAAACCGATAGTTTTGATATTAAAGATACGAATAACAACCCTTTACTTGTTGAACCAAGAATATTCATGGATACAGACACCGCAAATTCAAATAGGGTTGTTTCATTTGAAGTTAATTTTGGTGATCAGGCACAGGGTGTTTTTAAAAGTATATCACTAGATCAAAGCACATATAAAAACACAAACGAGAGTGCACTTGCTCAAGAAAGATTAGCAAGATCACAAGGTGGTGGTGGAACACATTCTGTTGATGTTGGATTGTTTGACATTTATAAAACGGCGTCTTATCAATGTAGTGTTACCTGTATGGGTAACGTTATGTTACAACCTACAATGTATTTTTTTCTAGCAAATGTTCCCATGTTTAATGGTACGTACTTAATATTTGATGTTAGTCACTCAATAAAAGCGGGTCAATTTGAAACATCATTTACCGGGGTTAGAATTTCAAATAGCACACTTCCATCTCTTGATAGTACATTTATGTCAAGTTATAGACCATTATTTAGTAGACTATTATCGTCTGCTGTTAAAAAGAAACAAAAAACTAATCCAAAAGTTACAACAGAAAGAGTAATAACAACTAAGGATAAACAAAGCTTTAGTGTTGATCCAGGATCGGCCGTTGCTAATGAAGATTTATCAAAAATAATTGTTAATGAATCTGGTTTATTACATGATATTATACCATTTAATGGTGCTAAAATAGGTAATTTAACAGAAAAGTATATTCAGTTTATTCAACCTACAAAGGGTCAACTTTGGCTTAGAACTAGAGTGGCATTATTTGGTGGATCAAATTATGATCCAACTGGGGAATTAGACTTAGTTAGTGGTTGGAAAGCATACCCAAATGTTATTAAAAAATATTCTGATATTAAAGAAAGCCTATTTGATTATTATTCAATTAGACTTGTTTTAAACAACACTAACAAGGAAAAAATATTTAAGTTTAACACCGAGTTTTATAACCCATCTGCAGGTGTGACATATAAACTGGTTACCGATGTGAACCCATCTACAGGTAGATTTGATGGCCCAGTACACAGCGGACCGGACATAACTGACCCTAAAGCTGGTCTATATGGTATAGCTATGTGCGCAAAGCTTATGAAGAAATTAAAATTAAAGGAAGGGGATGTTGTGTATTTTAGATTAACTTAAGAAAAATACCAATTATTGAAGTATTTATAGGTATATATTTTAACACTATGGAAAAAATAAATAAATCAGTAGATCAGTTTTTGAACCAAAAGGTTTCAAAACAAGTATCAAATGACTCAATGGAGAGAGAAGAATGTGATTTACAAACTGGCGAATGCTATGTTATTAGATCAAAAGATGGTATCGTTGAAAGAATAAATAAAAAATACATTACCGAAGACGGTAGACAACTATTACAAGACTAATGCTATGTTAGAACAAAAACTTTTAGAAGAAATAAATAGATATAAATCTATTAACAAAAACGCAAAATCACTTTATTTAATTGATGAGCAAGAATTACCGCCAGCACCACCAGCACCAGACATGGCAGCAGGTGACACAGGTACTGAAGATCTTCCAATGGCAGAGCCAACAGGCGCGCCTGAAGCTGGATCTCTACCAGATTCACCAGAAACATCAAGCACAGAAGAGGTGGATGTTACTGATTTAGTTAACATGACTAAAAACATTAAAAACGAATTAGAAGCATCTAAAGGTGAACAAAGCGGTGTTATGCAACAAATGGATGCGGTATTCAGTAAGTTAGATGATCTTGAGATTAAATTAGGTAATATGGACGCGGTTATCGCTAAAATTGACCAACTAGGTGCAAAGATAGATGATGCTAAACCACAAACACCTCAGGAAAAATTGGAAATGCGTTCTTTGGACTCATATCCTTTTAATGAGAAACCACAAGAGTTTTTTGCACATAAACAACAAGAAATGAGAGCTAGCGGTAAAAACGAATATGTTTTAACTAAAAGTGACATTCAAAATTATTCCAAAGAAGATGTGACAACATCATTTAATCCTTTTGAAGATGAACAACAACCTCAGTTCTAATGTAAATTTATTTCTAGGTTTGCAGTGCCAATTTAAGATAATGCATTGGCAGACAAAGGGTTATGCTAGACACCAAGCATTTGGTAATATTTATGACACCTTAGATGATCTAATAGATACCTATGTTGAGGTTTCAATGGGTAAATTTGGTAGATTTGTGTTAGATGAATCAACTAGAAATATTGAAATATTTAACCTACAAGATATTGAAATCGTTAAGTTCATTCAAAAAATAAAACAATTTTTAATTGAGTTAGGTAAGGAATTATCACCAGAAAGTGATACCGACTTATTGAACATAAAAGATGAGATGCTTGCAGAAGTCAATAAATTAGCCTATCTTTTGACCTTAGAATAGTCATAAAAATATTTTTTATAAAAAAGTAAGACCGGATTTTTTAATCCGGTTTTTTTTATGTATATTTTGATATAAGATTTTTAACAATTAAAAAAAACTATTATGGCAACAGTAGATTCAGTGCTAGCACAGTACGAAAAAAACAAAAACGCTACAAGTAGCAACGCAAACAAAATGTCGAGTGAAGACAGATTGAAAAGGTATTTTACAACAGTTCTTCCTAAGGGAGTAAAGTCTGGTGAAAAGCGCATCAGAATCCTACCAACAGTAGATGGTGAGACGCCTTTTAAAGAGGGGTACTTTCACGAAATACAAATTGATGGTAATTGGACGAAGTTATACGATCCAGCACAAGAAGGTAAACGTTCACCTTTGAATGAAGTAAAAGATGCATTATATGCAACTAAGGTTCAGTCTGATGCTGAATTAGCACGTCAATATCGTTCACGCAAATTCTATATCGTTAAGGTTATTGATAGAGACAATGAGCAAGATGGCCCAAAATTTTGGAGATTTAAGCATAATGCTAAAGGAGATGGTATCATGGATAAAATCTTCCCTGTCTTTCAAAAGAA